GCGCGTCCCGCGCGGCGCAGTCGCCGCACGAGCAGCCCTGCAGGGCGGGCGCGATCACAGGCGGTCTCCGCCGCTGCAGCGGGTGCAGAGGTCCGCGCTCGCCCAGGCACAGGCACCGTCGGCGCCGCGGTCGCACGGATCCCATTGGCTGCAGCCACAGCCGCGACAGACCGCCGGATGGCGATCGGCGGGTTCGTGGGCGAGCTGGAAATAGACGTTGACGTCGAGCGGGAAGGCGACCGCGAGCAGGTCGAGCGTCGTGACATGGCGGGCAAGCACGCCGGGGGTTTCGAGCTGACGGACCAAAGCGCGCAGCTCGGTCAGTTCGGCCGACCGCCCCACCCGGCGCGCGCGGGTGCGGTGCTGGCTGGCGCGCTCAAGGATCAATTCGGCGGCAGCCTCAATCGACAGACCGGCGGTGCGGCGGCGCAGCGCCAGATAGGCTTGCGGCGTGAGCGGGCCGAGGGCGGTCGCGGTTTGCGGCACAGGGCGCGGAACGGCGCGCCCGAAACTCGGGGTATGCAGCATCAGCTGGTTCCTTTCTTCACGGTGTCAGGGTCGGGGTTGCGAAACACCCAGCAGTCGACGGTCTTGCCGACGCGGGAATTGACGGCCTTCACTTCGACGAAGCGGCGGGCCTTCGAGGTCTTTAGCAGGCGGCGCAGCTCCTGATTGGTGCAGGGCATGCGCAGGCCATTGGCGGCACAGCGGCTCTCGAACTGGACCAGGCTGATCGCGAAGACGTCCGATGTTCGGGAATGATTGATCGGATTCTCGGGAGCGAGCAGCGCCGAGTCCTGGGCGTTGAAATGGTCGAACCGCTCCCAGAACAGCGTGACGTGCGGGTGATCCTGCTCGGTCACCCGGTGCCGCTCGACCAGCATGTCGAGGATCAGATTGTGTGCGTCTGCGACGTCGTGATCGGAGAGGTTGGTGACCACGAGCCGCATCGCGTCGAGCATCGCCGCCAGCTGGGCGTGGTTCTTGGCGAAGCGATAGTCGCCGCAGCCGGGATGCTTGAGCATCCGGGCCTCGTGGTGCGCGAAGGCTTCGGCATAGCGGGCAAGGATCGCCTCTTCCCGGCGCGCGACGTGGATCGGGAAGCCTGACAGTTCCTTGATGTCGGCGGTCTTGAGCGCCTCGCCAGCGGCCTTGCCCTGCGGCGAGAAGCGGCCCTTGTCGAAGTGCAGGCCCATGATGCGCTCGGTCACCGCCGGCGAGCCTTCGACCGTGGCGTTCTGGGCAATGACGATCGCGCCCCGGAAGGGCGGCTCGAACGTTTCCATGCCGCCATTGGCAATGGCGCGGGTGCGGACGGCGCGACCGTTATAGGCGGTCTTGAGCTCGTCCCATTCGAAGCGCTTCGCGTGCGGGGTGTCCTGCCCACGGTCGCCCTCGATCAGCACGACGGGGAGGTTGCCGACCTGTCCCAAGGTGCGCGAGATGCCCGCGTTGGTGCCCTTGGTCGGGTCGAACCCTTCGTACGATGCGCGGCCGAGCAGCTTCCACAGGAACTCGAGCAGCGTGGTCTTGCCGCTGCCCGGCGGGCCGGTCATTTCGAGGAAGCCGAGGCTTTCCTGTTTCGCGCGGATCTGTTCGGCGAAAAGCGCCAGCACCCAGAAGGACAGCACCACGAGACCCTTCGGGCCGTAGGCGGTGATGAGCGGGCGCGTCCAATCAAGGTTGAGCTTCTCGGGGTCGTAGGCGAGGCGCAGCATCCGTTCCGACGTGCGCAGCTTCACCGACCGCTTGCCGAGGACGAAGTAATCCTCGTCGTTGGCCTCATAGACGCGGCCCTTGTGAACCGCGACGTCGCCGAAGATCCAGGCCTCGTGCTCTTTCGAATAGCCGGTGAACTGGATCGCCTCGACGACCTGAATGTTCGCCCACTGGCGCTGCATCAGGCGGACAATCTGAAACTGGTTGCCGGTCCACAGGGCGCCGGGGGCGACCGAGGCGAGCCGCTTCATGAAGTCGCCGGATCCCGCGCAGGCCGCGCCGGAGAACGTCGCCTTCACGCTGGCGCGGTCGGAGGGGAAATCGACGCGGAGGAAGTATGCGCCCTCCTCAAGGTTCGGGTCGCGCTGGTAGTAGAGGGTGCGGAAGGTGCAGTTTGCGACCTCCTCGATCTCGACTGCCCGCTCGGCCGCGCGCTGCCATTGCTGGGTGAAGGGAAGCGCCTTGAAGTCCTCGAACTCGGGCTCGTCGCTTTCCAGCATCGCCTGCAGCTCGGTCTGGATGCGGTCGATCGAGAAGTTCGCCCAGAGCTGGCGACCGCCGAAGGTGATCGGGAAGTTCGCGAATTTCTCGCGCTCGTAGATCAACAGCGCCTTGGCGGTTGCCGTGGGCGCGATCGTCACCTCGCCATTCCAGCGATAGGTGGCCAGATCGTCGGGCTTCAGCTTGTCGCGCTGGCCAAGATCGTTCCAATCGAGCTTTTCGCCCTCGCCATCGGGGCGCACCTGGGCGGCACCCGAACGCCAGCCCTCGGCGGTGGCGCGCTCATGGAATTTGCGCGTGAAGTGCACCCCGGCCCGCCCGACGTCGAACGCCCAGATCAGGCGCGGCCCGGCGAGGTTGAGCTCACCACAGACGCGGCGCAGATCCGCAAGGAAGTGCTCGGGATAGACGTTGCAGGTGAGGGTCGAGACCGCGCGGACCTTGCCCTTCTGGACCAGGTCGATCGTGTCGAAGATGCCCTCGGCCATCCAGAGTTCGTCGGCTGTGGCGATGTCCTCAAGCGTGACGCCGGGGTACATCCAGCAATGGCCGCGATAGCTGGAGCCGTAGGAGAAGGTTGCCTTCTTCTTCCCGAAGCGGCCCGGCTGATCGATCAGGCGTTGCCAATAGCCGCCGCCGGGGATCGGGAAGCGGACGGCGGCGGAGGTGATCTGCAGCTCGGGGTCGCGATACCATTCCTGCGAATAGCAGCCGCGCAGACCCATGAGGTTGAAGCCGCGCGCGGCGGAGAGATAGGCGTCGGCGGCGGCGTGGGGATCCTGCGCCGTCTGTTTGTGCCGCTTCGACCAGTTGTCGAAGATGTCCGGGTAGAGTTCCTTGACGTGCTTCTCGACGCCGCAGCGGTTCGCGCGCCCGCATTTGACCACCCAGGGCGCGTCCGCGCGGGCATAGGCCTCGCGCTTGCCGCAGGCGTCGCACTTGCCCTCCTGCAGCCACGCGCCCTTGGCCTTGAACTTGTAATCGTTCTGCAGGCGCTTCAGCACTTCTTTGAGCAGATCGTCGCGCATCGTTTCTTTCGGGCAAGCGGAGGGCGTTCCCGGAAGCGCATGGCGACCGGGTCGTTAGGCAGATCAGGAGCGCCGTCACCGGCGCGGGGTTGGGATCAGCCGCTCATTGGAGCGACTTCGGTCGCCGCAGGCGGATGCTCATCGTTGGCAGGGGTGGGTGTGTCGTCGTTGGCCGGCTGAGAGGCCCATTTGCCCATGGGTAGGTGGATGTCGGGGTTCGGGCATGCGCTGGGCCGCACGGTGCGGATCACGCTGAGCTGGGCGACGAAATAGTGCCCGCACTCGATGTTGTCGCAGACGAGGCGCAGCTCGCGCACGATCGGCGTCACCTGAACGCTGTCGCGCACAATCGAACGATCGCCGCAATGGGGGCAGTGGATCCCCGGGAGACGTGGTTTCTTGGCAGTCATTGGGTTCCCCCCACAGTTTCCCCGCTCGACCCCGTGCCGAGAGGATGGAAAGACGAGAGACGCCGACCAACGACCGCCATCGCAGATTGGGCTTCTTCGAGTTCATGTTCGGCGCGGTGGACCTCGCGAGGCCCCGCGCCGGGATGGGTGACGGCGAGGACAGCCGCAAAGGCGTCGCCGCTTTCCTTCACCGCGCTCGCCACGGCCGCGGTGAGCGCGATGCGGTTGGCGATGCGTTCACCGATGCCGCGATCGAGCAGCTGGAGATAGGTTTCGGAGATCGGCGCGGTGTCGCCACCCGCCTCGATGAAGGCGAGGTCGAGCGCGACGCCCTGGGCGACTGTCGGGTGCGCGTTGGATTGCGGGTGCGACCATTTGCGCACGAGCCGCTCGCTGCGTCCGACGATCTCCGCCATGCGCGGATAATCGATCTTGCCGGCGATCGTGCTGATCGCCTTCGAAAAGGTGAGGGGTTCGCGAGCGAGGGTCATTGGTCACCCGGGTGCAAAACGCGGCTCCGATCGCACGCGACGAACGGAGCCGGCGAGGATACGACGCCACTATGCGGTTGGAAGGGGGCCGGAGCGTCGTGAGGGTAGATGTCGGGACGTAGGTCATGGCGTGACACGCCAGTTGCCGCTTCGACAGCGATTGCATGCTGCGGAGGAAGCCACTTTCCGTTCGAAAGCCATTTCCAGACCGCAGCCTGCGACACGCCGCAGAGGCGCGCAAACGCGGCTTGTGAACCGGCGTGATCGACTGCCGCCTCGAGCGCTTCAAATGGGTTTCGGTGCTTGACCATGACTTGGTGTCTACAACCAAAGTTGTGACTGGTCAACAACCATTCTTCCCTATGGCGCAACAACTAGGGTTGTAGGTATTTAGATATGATCAGAGGGGACCGCATTGCCGCGCGCATCGACGCAATTGGCACGTCGCAAAGCGCGGTAGCGAGATCGCTCGGCGTATCTCAGCAAGCGGTCGGCAAGCTGATCCATGGTGAGACCAGGAACACGTCTAAGCTCATACAACTCGCTCGCATCCTCGAGACCACACCGGCATATCTGCAGGGTGAAGTCGATGATCCTGCCGAGGGGTATGTTGCGCCTCCGCCTCCGCAGCTCCAGCTCGTGACGATGCAGGTCGCGCTACCTAGTGAAGCTGCGCTCGCGCGGATGTTCGAGGGGCTGTTACGGCCCGTCGATCATCAAAATCAGAGCGCGGCCGAACTCGCTCAAATTCTCGCTCGGCGGCTGCCAACCGGTCTTGCGCAGCTTCAAGATCTGCTGCCCTCACCTTTGAGGGGCGCATCGCCCGAACGCGATGCAGATCCTCAAGCTCCCGCCACAGATCGTCCCGCGTCGCGGCTAGCACCGAACACATGATGTCGCATCGGGCGCAAGCTTGGTCACAGCCTGGGGAAGTGCGGAAAACGGGCTTGCTCATGCGCGATCGACTCGACTCGTTGTTCTTATTGTGTTCTGCTGACACGGTCCGAGGTTTGTAGGAAATATCCTTTTTGGGGGCGGAGATGGAAAAGACGGCAGGCAGCGTGGCCCGAACGGTGGGCGCGTGGATCTGGGTTGCGCTAGCGAGCTTCCTCCTGATCGGGTGTATGGTTAGCGGTTGGTGGTCTGGCGTACTCTTCTTCGCCGTTTCCATCGTCGCCGCCTTGCCGCCGCTTAAAGCGCGGTTGCTGCCAACGATCACGGGTGCTGCTCGCATCGCAGCTTCGGCGGTCGCTGGGCTGTTGGGCTTCATCGTGATCGGCGAAAACGCGCCGCCGATGGATCCTAGCGCGGCATCCAAGTCGGTTGTAGCAAGTACAAACGCACCTCAGGAAAAGGCGGTCGATGAAAAAGCACTCGCAGAGGCGCGATCGAAATCCTTCCACGCATTCTACGAGCGGGTAATCGACGCCGCGCGGCCATGCGACGAAGCCAATTCCAAGGCGGCGGAGACGCTTCAGGCTGTGTCGAGTGGCGGGGCAACGGTGTATGACGCCTATGGCGTGGCCAAGGCCGCTGAGGAACGCTGCTCGGCGGTTTCGGCTGAAATGGCCGCGATCGATGTGCCCGATGAGATCGAAGGCGAGGCAGAGGACAAGGCTGACGAAGCTGTCAGCAAATGTCGCAATGCGTATATGATGCGGGCGATGTCGCTGCAGACGATGCTCGAGGTTATCGACGGTGATGCCAGCCCGTCGAAGGTTCAAGAGTATAAGGAACGGGCGGAAGCGGGGCAGGGTGGGGTGATGCTCTGCGTCGCCTCGCTTTTCGAAGCGGCGTCAACCGCCGGCGTAGAGCTAAAGCCGAAGAAGAGCTAACGCATGTCGCTCACATTTCTCTGCATCGCGGCGGTCGCTATTGACGGCGACACCTTGCGGTGCCGCGATGTCGGGCGAGTTCGTCTGGCGCGCATCGATGCGCCTGAGCTGCGTGGGTGCCCCCCGCGCCGACGCTGCGTTCCTGGGGATGGTCAAGCGTCGCATCGCAATCTCGTGCGACTGATCGGGATTAAAGTCGAATGCAAATTGGTTGACGCCAACCCCCGCCTGCGTGGGTTCCAGTCTCGTGATCGGTTCGGTCGTCCGGTTGCGCAGTGCCATAGTGGCGGGAAGGACTTGGGCGAGCAGCAAATTCGAGATGGGCAAGCGGTCAGGTGGCCCCGCAAATGAAAAAACCTTCCCCACTTAAACGTGATGGGGGGCAGTTGTGCCGCATCCGTTAGATCCCGCAACCTCGAAGCTAAAACGCGCCGACCAACACATCGGCGCGCTAGAGGCTGAGGTCGAAAAATTCCTGAGATCTGATCCCTATCGATTTGACGGAAAAACTAACAAGAAGAAGGCTAGAGAGGTCTGGAGCATCGTCGTCGATCCGATCCCGGCGGATATCGAGGTCATCGCCGCCGATGCTGTACATAATCTCCGAACCCCGCTGGATAAGATGCTTGCTTCTGGGTTTCGCGATCCAAGGCTTCACACCTCCCAGAGCTCGGCGCAGAAGATCAAATTTCCCGGCGTTCGGCACGTCAAGGAGCTTCGCACGGTCCTAGCCGGCCTCGGCCAGCATCTCACCCCGGATGTGATCGACTTCATTGAATCGACCGAACCTTACATAGGGGGCGCCGGTGAGGCGATCTGCATAATCAATGCCCTCGATAATCGGGACAAGCATCGCGCTTTGCTCGAACCGATGAAGTCGGGCTTCGCGACCTTGGGGATGGAAGAGGTGAAAGTCTACGAGGGGCGCATGTTCCGCCTTGGCTCCTCTCACGGCACGAACTTCATCGACAACGGGGACGGCTACTGGGTCGCGCCGACGGATGAAAAACGCGCGATATTGCGGAAAAACGAGGTCAGCGGCAGGCACTACATGGAGTTCTGGTCTGCCCACGATGACATGGAAGTGTTCACGCTAACTCCAGGGGCGAAGTTCGACATAAAGATTGAGCCGCACCTCAACGTCTCGTTCAAAGATGCGGGCGGGTTCGACGGTGTTCCTGTCGTCGATGCTCTTCGATCAATGCAAGCTTTAGTCACGAAAATCGTGACCGATTTCCGAGCGAAGTTCTTCTAGTCGGTCGATCTTTCAAGCTTCAGAGACGTCGCGAATCCTCGATCGCCGAGGTTGTGCGCCACCTCGCTAATTAGCCAACCGGTGCCGTCGATCGCGGCCTTGAACCCCTTCACGGTGACCTTCTGCTCCGGCGCAAGATCCGCGCGACCGAGCGCCAGGGTGTAGTCGAAGGTCGCCGGGGCGCGCTTGCCGCGCTTCTGTGCAGCCTCAGCGGCGGCGCGGGCATCGGCCTCGGTGGCGTAGGTGCGGGACAGCTTGCGCGCGCCCTGTTCGTCGCCGACCGTCACATCCTGTTTCTTCCCCGCCTTGCGATCATGCCATGAGGCGGTGACACCGCCCGACTCCTCGCGCTTGGCGAGGCGGTAGCTGTGGCGGTCGCCATCGCGGCGGCGCACGGTGACTTCGGGCAGCGCCTTTCCGGTTGCGGTCTGGCCCGATCCGACCGGCGCGAAGATCAGCGAGCCGCCCTTGATCGTCGCGACCGCGTCGTGCTCGCGGCCCAGACGGCGCAGGAGGGCCATGTCGCTTTCGCGGCTCTGCACCACGGTCTTGGGCTGGACCGACGCCAGAGCGGGCGCACAGCGGGCCTGCAGGGCATTGCGACCGGCGACCTCGCCCACAATCGCCCCGAGGGTGGTGTCGTGCCAGCTTTGTTCGCGGCGCTTTTTCAGATCGCTGGTGAAGTCGGCCGAGCGCGCGGTAATGCGCACCTGGTCGGGCGGGCCGCTATGTTCGACCTCATCGACCTTGAAGCTGCCCTTGTCGATCAGGCCGGTCGTGACGTCGCGGCCGCGCAGCCAACCGAGCTGAAGGCGCAGCACCGCGCCGGGCTTTGGCATTTCGAGCAGGCCGTCGCTGTCGTCGAGGGTTAGTTCGAGCTGGTCCGCTTCATCGCCGCGCTTTTCGGTGAGTGTGAGCGAGATCAGGCGCGGGCGCACCTTGGCGGTGATATCGAGAAGCTCCGCCGCCGCGTCGAAGATCGCGCCGCGCAGATCCTGCCCCGCCATCGTCAGGCGGAAGTCGGGGACGTTGCTCACCGATCAGCCCTCATCGACCCGAAGCAGATCGATCGCGAAGTCGATCCTGCGCGGGGTGCCGTCATCGAGCAGGTGCTTCTGGCGCTCATCGACCGCCGTGATCACGAATTCGCCGAACACGCGCCCAGCGCCATCGACCAGCGGCCACGCGGCCCCGGTGTTGCCCATGGCGCGCAGTTCATCGAGGGAGAGGCTTCCCTGCGACAATTCCGCAAAGGCGGTTCCCGAAACGGAGATCGCATCGTCGCCCGGCCCGACGAACTGCATGGCGTCGCGCGTGCCGATGCGCGGCGAGCGGGGATGACGCCAGTCACACCGACGCTGCAGCTCATCATGGGCCAGCGTGGAGACGTTGAACGGGAACATGCCGAGCGACATCAGGATCATGCTCAACCCTCCCAATCGGGGGTGTCGGCAAACGATCCGCCACCGCCGGGCTTGCGGCGCTGATCCTCAAGCTGGCGACGGACTTCCTCGGCAATGTCCTTCGCGGACTGGCCCGGCGCGGGATAGATGTTGATCGTGACGGGCGCGGCGCTCGCGCGCGTGGCCGCCGCCC